TGAAACAAACATTTGTTATTTTAAAAGAATTACATTTGAAAATTTTTTAGGTAAGAATAAAGTCTTTCGTTCAGCGAATGAAGCATTTAATTTATTAGGTTGTGAGAGATTAGACTATCATCCAGGTAGTGGAGAAAAGAATGTTTGGTATGTTACAATGCCTAAATTTGTAGACTATAAACCAAATGTTCAAGAACAAACAAAAAAAACTAACCAACCATCAGAAATGGATGATGACTTCCACACAGGAAAATTTAGAACTTAAAATATTACAAGACCTCTATAAGAAGACAATTAAAATATTTGGTCCTCCTGGTACCGGTAAAACATATACACTTATAGAAAGAGTTTTAAAAAATTATTTAAGAAAAGGAGTGCAACCATCTGATATAGCATATCTATCATTTACTAACAAAGCTGTTAACACTGCAGTCAAAAGAGCCCTTGAATCTTTTCCAAATTATTCGACAGAAGATTTTTTAAGGTTTAAAACATTACACACATATTGCAGAAGATATTTTCAAGAAGAAGTATTTGATCCTAAACATTGTGCAATTGATTTTGCCTTACAGACTAAGATAATAAAAACTTCTGACAAGCGTTTAGCAGATGAGGCATTTACTTTTAAGGATTGGTCATTAGGTATTTACAGTAAAGCTAGAAATTTACTGATGGATCCAGAGCAAGTCTACAAGAAAGAGACATATAAGAAAGACTCACTAACTGTGTTTAATCGTAAGATTTCTACATACGAACATTACAAACAAGGTGGAGGAGAGAGATCTTTTATAGACTTTGATGATATGATTGAAAGAACAATTAAAGAGGTTGATTTTCCAAAACTCAAGGTTTTAATTTTAGATGAATCACAAGATTGTACGCCATTACAATGGTCAGTAATTTATAAGATGGCCATGAAGTCCGATAGAATTTATTTGGCAGGAGATGATGATCAAGGTATTTACAAATGGAATGGTGCTGATCCTAAATATTTTACTACCTTCTTTCCTGGACGAAAAGTTAAATTGAGAAAGACTCAAAGATTTGGAGAAGCTATATATAAATTTTCTCAGGTAATTAGAAGAGGTATTAGAGATAGTGAAGAGAAAGAATATCTTCCAGGAAAAAGTCAAGGCTATGTAAAAAGCTATCTATCATTTAAAGAAATTCCTTTTGAGAACCTACAAGAAGATTGGTATATTTTGGGACGTGTTAATGAAACGGTCAACGAACTTAGAATGTTAGCTAAAGATGCAGGGCTATATTACAAGGACAATAGAGAGAATAAATGTTTTGACGAAAAACAATGGGAAGCAATTAAAGCTTGGACAGCAATTACAAAAGATAAGAAGATAGATAAGAAACAAGCAAGAAATATGTTTAAGTTTTTAAGAGAGCTTTCCGATCCAGCTTTTAGATTAGATAAATTTTGGAGAGCCGAACCAGATTTTAGAGAATACAATTTTCAAGATTTAAAAGAATGGTGTGGATTAGAATTAAAAGATGAAGACGCAAAGAAACCTTGGTATTGGATCTTAAGAAGAAATTTTAAACCAAGACAAGTCAGACACTTCATTAGATTATTAAGAAGGTATGGCCAAAAAGAATTAGATAAAGATCCATTAATTACAATTGATACAATACACTCTGTAAAAGGAGGAGAAGCTAATCATGTAGTGTTATATAGTAAAGGTAACTATCCATCAGACTATGCACACAAATCTAAACAAGAAAAAAGTGATGAAAGAAGAGTTTGGTATACCGGTGCAACTAGAGCAAGAAAAACTTTACATTTATTAAGAACAGACTATAAGTTTAATTACCCAATTGGTGCAGACTATTTAATCTATGTCCAGGAGAAAAATGACAAATAAGGATATGTTCGAAGAGGCTTTTCCAGAGGATAAACAAATTGGGGGATCTCACTATAAAAAATTTTTTATACAACCTTGGACATTTATAAGAAAGAATGGCCTTAATCCTTTTCAAGCAAACGTAATAAAATATGTATGTAGATATTTAACAAAGGGTAAATCAGTAGAAGATCTGAACAAAATAAAACATTATTGTGATTTAGAGATAGAGCATTTAAGAGATGAACAAAAAAAATAATAATGCCCCTTGGGCTAATATGAAACTTATGACATCTATAAAAGAGAGTCATTACAAGTGGTGCCTTGATAATGGTAGAGACACTAGTTGGTATTACAAATTAAAAAATATAAAAAATTATAAGGATCTTCAAAAAAATGAGTAAGGGATTACAGTTAACTTTAACCTTTAAAAAAGCTATTTGGAATACTCCTAGTGAGTATAAGGATTTATCTAATGCTAAAGAAATTGCAATTGATTTAGAAACTAGAGACGATGGTATTAATGAAAGATTAGGTGCAGGTTGGGCTTTGGGTAAAGGTGAAATAGTGGGATTTGCTGTAGCCGTTGATGGGTGGCAAGGATACTTTCCATTTGGCCATCTTGGTGGAGGTAACATGATACCTGAACAAGTGAAAGCTTATATGAAAAAAATTTGTAGTTTACCCTGTCCTAAAATATTTCATAATGCACAGTACGATGTAGGTTGGCTTGAAGCATCTGGCATCACGGTTCACGGACCTATAATAGATACAATGATAGCAGCAGCACTTATAGATGAAAACAGATTTAGTTATTCATTGAATGCACTATCAGTTGATTATCTTGGTGAGATTAAAGCAGAAACAGAATTAAGAGAAGCTGCAGCAGCTCATGGTATAGATCCCAAAGCTGAAATGTGGAAATTACCTGCAGAACATGTTGGTTATTATGCTGAACAAGATGCAACACTTACATTAAAGTTATGGCAAAGATTTAAAGTAGAAATACAAAATCAAAGTCTCCAAACAGTTTGGGATCTAGAGAGAAATTTAATACCTGTTCTTATAAAAATGCGCCAGAGAGGAATACGAGTCCAAGTGGCAAAAGCTGAAGAATTACAAAAAGAAATGAAGAACCAAGAGAAAGAAATATTATTGGCCATAAAAAAAGAATCAGGAATAGAAGTAGACATTTGGGCATCACGCCAGATTGCCAAAGCTTTTGACAAAATGAAACTAGATTATCCACGAACCGAAAAAACAAAAGAACCTTCCTTTACACAAAATTGGTTAAGTAATAATAAAAACAAAATAGCACAACTTATTGTTCAAGCAAGAGAGGTAAATAAATTTCATGGAACTTTTTTGGCATCGATCATGAAGTACCAAGTAAATGGTAGGATTCATGGTGAGATACAACAATTAAGATCTGATACCGGGGGCACAGTATCTGGTAGATTATCTATGAGCAATCCGAACTTACAACAAGTACCTGCTAGGAATAAAGATTTTGGGCCAAAGATAAGAAGTTTATTTATTCCAGAGGAAGGACACCAATGGGGTAGTTTTGATTATTCACAACAAGAACCTAGAATGACTGTTCATTATGCAGCATCAATTGGGGAAGGATATGAAGGATCTAACGAATTAGTAGATGCATATAAAAATACTGAGGCTGACTTTCATCAAACGGTTGCTGATTTAGTAGGTATTGAAAGATCCCAAGCAAAAACAATTGGCTTAGGTTTAATGTATGGTATGGGTAAAAACAAATTAGCTTTATCACTTGGTGTTAGTAAGGATGAGGCTGATAAACTAATTGTAAAATATAATAGAAAAGTTCCTTTTGTTAAATTACTATCTGATAAATGCAAATATGCAGCTGATGAAAAAGGTGTAATTAGAACAAAAAAAGGTAGAAAGTGCAGATTTGATTTATGGGAAACAAAAGATTTTGGATTGCATGTTGCTGAAAAATTTGATGACGCTGTAGCTAAATATGGAAAAGATAATATTAAAAGAGCTTACACTTACAAAGCATTAAATAGATTAATTCAAGGATCTTCTGCAGATCAAACAAAACAAGCAATGCTAGATTGTTATAAAGCTGGTCACTTACCTATGTTACAGATACATGATGAACTTTGTTTTAACATTAAAGATGACAAACATGCTAATGAAATCAAAAATATAATGGAAAAAGCAATTACATTTAAGGTCCCTTCTGTTGTTGATAAAGGTTTAGGAGACAGTTGGGGTGATGCTAAATAAAAAAAACTTACCACATGATAATAAAGATATGATTGGATACGCAGCTGGTCTGTTTGATGGAGAGGGTAATATAAATTATGCACAATACAATTGTAAGAATAAAAACGGTAAGGTTTATAAAAAATGGAATGTAGGGATGGAGATAGCCATGACGGATCTAGAATGTATTAAAAATTTTTATGACATAGTAAAAGTTGGTACTATACATTTTAAAGGTAAAGCAAAAGGATCTATGAATAGAAGAGATCAGTGGAGATGGAGATGCTCTCACCGTAAGGCTTATTATTTAGCAAATTTATTTTTACCATATAGTGTAAGCAAAAGAAAAAAATTATATGCTATTATAAATCACTACCAGTTTATTTTGCCGAAACGACTCCTAGGAGAAAAGTTTAATTTTTTAAATACTAAAACTTAACCTGTTGCAGCTAAGTTTTCTTGAACATCTTGATACTTGATCTGGTTTCTTTTAGATCTAATATCAGACTCAATTTTAGTCATACCGGTATGTACACCACCATGTGTCATTAACTCAGATGACCACTTATGCTCAAGATGTTGAAGTTGTTTTAACAACTCAATCTTTTTTGGACTCATTTTTTAGTTCCTCATAAGTTAAGTGAACCTCGGTGTTTCCTGTAAAACCATCTTTGATAATTTCACACTTACCTTGATCCACCATTTCTGAAAACTTATGTAATGCTGCTTTATCATTTTCTGCTTCAACAACTTGGTCTACACGCATATTGTTTTGATAAGCTATGATACGATAAGCCTTCATGAGATAGTATAGGATATTTTGAAGGAATGGTCAACATCATAACCTTCTTGGGTGATAGCTATACAATGTGCCTCATATTGGACTAAAGAACCCTCTCTGCCTTCCATTTTAGTTTTCTGGGCTCTACCTACAGCATTTGCCATATTTATGCATCTCTGTCGATCTATGAGGTTATCACGTAAGTATTGGCCACACTTTATCTCATTATTTATATTAAAACAAAAACTACTTAATAATATAAATTTTAAAACCATAATTCTTTATACTTTTTTATAAGTTTGATGCAATATTGTTTGACATGTTTTATTATCCCATATATGTAAGATCTCATGAAAAAATTAAAAAGTAGAAGTCTAATACTAAATCAAATAATTGAGGATGCAGATGAGAAGTTAGCAGCTATACCAGAATTTGATGCAAGTGGTACTCCAATAGAATTTACAACGGATTACGATATGTACATTGATGGAATAGCAAATATAAAATTTATTGAAGGAGAAAATCATATTCATTATCCATTTAATAAAACTATAGCTACTCTTTTAGTAGAAGACGAATTACAAAACAGAAAAGACGAACCAACAATGGAGGATATAAATGACAATAGAAACTAATACTAACCCAAATGTTTTACCTTTAGGCCAAAAGCCAGAGGGTGATGAGTTTGATACAGCATTAAAAAAACTTGAAAATACTTTTCATGTTTTAATTAATAGACTTAATGCATTAGAAGGAAGTTTAAAAGTGCTACAAGAAACTAATAAAAAATTAGAATCAACTGTAGCATTATTGGATCCCTCTAAAGAAATACCTTTAGTTTTAACACCAGACATGGAGGTTAAAGATGGACATAAATAAATGGAAATCAGTTGCAATAAAAAAATATGATTACGATTTATTAAAAGGTCTTTGCAAAGAAAAGTTTAGAGCTCCTGGTGCAATGATATCTAAAATATTAAGTGATTATGTAGATCATCAAGCAAGGAAAAATAAAATTCCTAACGCAACATTTCGCACAAAACTTTTAAACGGAGATGCAAATGGTGGAAAAAAAGATAAAGGGTAAAGAATTTTTTACCATAGAGTTAGATCTAGATAAGAATAATATTACACTATATCTTAATGGAGAACTTAGAAACAAAATACATACAGTAAAAGCAGAATCATTATTTGACCGTATGTTAAAAATAGCTAAACTCAAATTTCTTAAAATGAGAAATCAAGTTGAACAAGCTTAAAGTAATAGACTTATTCAGTGGGATTGGAGGGTTTAGTTTAGGTCTTCATTCCACTGATATATTTGAAACAATAAAATTTGTAGAGTTTGATAAATTTTGTCAAAAGGTGTTACATAAAAATTTTCCAAACATACCGATAGAAGGAGATATAAGAAATGTCAAAGGAGAAGAATTCGAAGCAGATGTCATTACTGGAGGATTCCCGTGCCAACCCTTCAGTGTTGCAGGAAGACAGAAAGGAACAGATGACAACCGTTACCTCTGGCCAGAAATGTTTAGACTCATCAAAGAAGTTAAACCAGAATTCGTTATTGGGGAGAATGTGCAAGGACTTATTAACCTCCAAGACGGCATGGTACTCAGACAGGTGCAAGACGAGTTGGAAGGTGAAGGTTTCGAAGTCCAATGTTTTCTTATTCCAGCTTCAGGCATCGGTGCTTGGCACAGAAGAAACAGAGTCTGGATTGTGGGCCACTCCAAACACAATGGATTACTTGCCGCCGAGAAGCGCAGCAGGGACAAAAAAATTAATGGAGGGTCATCGAAAGGGCAGAAAGAAACCATCGAATCTGAGAGAACAAGTGGATCCAGAAACAATAAGGATGTATCCAACACCATCAGTAGTTTGCGAGGAAGGGGGAGAACAATCGGACAGAGTAGAACAGACAAAATCTGGGGGTTTTATTCTGAGGAAGAAAAACAAACCAACCTCGACCTTTGGAGCGAAATTATCAGACGCAATGTTGTATCTAGAGAAGAACCAAATTCCGACACCCACGGCTCACGACTCAAAGAACGTGACGTTTCCAATCAGTCAGAAGGGGAAGTCAACAGTAGTAGGCAATATGTTGAAGAACAAAGTACCAAAACCTGGTGGCAAACTGAATCCTCATTTTGTAGAATTCCTAATGGGATTTCCTATAAATTGGACAAAGATAGATCAAGCAGAATAAAAAGTTTAGGCAATGCAATAGTGCCACAAATGGCTAGAATATTTGGCCTTGCAATAAAAAAAGTTTTAGATGATTCATCTAAAGATAACTAGTAAAACAAATGAAAAGCTCCTTCAATCAATGGCTAAACATTATACAAAGCCAAAAGGATTTGTAGGTAGATCTATA